CGGTGCAAGCAGTTTTGATGCTGGGTTGACACCGAATAATTTGAATTTAGTTGTACAACTTGGTACAGTTACGATAGCAACAACTTAGGAGTTGAAAATGGATAAAGCAGATTTAAAGCAGGACAAGAAGATGATTGGTTCAATGATAAATAAGCATGAGAAAAGAATGCACCAAGGCATGAAACCAACCAAGTTTGCTAAAGGTGGCGTATCTAATGACATGATGAAGTCTATGGGTCGCAACATGGCTCGCGTGGCAAACCAAAGGGGAAAATAATGGCTACATTCAGCAAAAAAATGATGGGCAAGGAAGTTGGTGATGCCAGCGTTTATGCCCAGCCACACGATATGTCTGGCAAAAAAATGACTCAGGCTCCTGTTGAGTTTGGCACAAACCCCGGGTTTCCTCCTAACAAAAGCAAATTAGACACTGCTGACGTTAGTCTTGGTCAATTCAGCAAGTCTGCTGGCAATGAGCCTATCAAGACTGACGGCATCAAAATGCGCGGTACAGGCTGCGCCACCAAAGGCACTATGTCTAGAGGACCGATGGCGTGACATACACGGAACTCATTACTGCGATTCAGACGTATACCGAGAATACGTTTCCGTCTACCACTTTGGCGGACGGCACTGTTGTGTCTTCAACGACCCAGTTGAATCGCTTTATTGAGCAGGCCGAACAGCGTATCTACAACTCTGTTCAGTTCCCGTCATTGCGCAAGAACGTCCTTGGTGTGGTTTCAACCACTACACCATATTTAGCGGCTCCTACCGACTACCTTGCTACGTATTCCATCGCCGTGATTGATAGCGATAGTAACTACGTTTTTCTTTTAAACAAAGACGTTAACTTCATTCGTCAGGCTTATCCAAAAGCATCTGATACTGGAGTGCCAGCGTACTACGCTTTGTTTGGTCCAACTGTAAATGGCACAACCATAACTAACGAGTTATCGTTCATGCTTGGCCCAAAGCCAGATGCAAACTACCAAACTGAATTGCATTATTACTATTACCCAGAGTCAATTACCACGGCTGGTAGTACTTGGTTAGGAGACAACTTTGATACTGTTCTTTTGTATGGCTGTCTTGTTGAAGCCTATACCTACATGAAGGGCGAACAAGACATTATGGTTTTCTATGATGCCAAGTACAAGGAAGCATTAGCTCTTGCGCAACGTCTTGGTGATGGTCTGGAACGCAGCGATGCTTACCGTTCTGGTCAGTTCCGTATGGCTCCGTTACCTCAGAATACTGGGGTTAGATAATGGCGTTTACAGGCAACTGGGCAACCAACACGTTTAAAACGGGCTTAATGAATGGCACGTTTAACTTTACGTCTGGCACTTACAAGATTGCTCTGTACACCAACAATGCTACGCTTGATGCGACTACAACGGCGTATACCGCCACGGGCGAAGTGACAGCTTCTGGTTACACGGCTGGCGGGTTGACATTGACAGTTGCGCAAGTACCGACAATTGGTAATCAAACGGGCGCGGCTACTTCATACATTTCGTTTAACAACGCGGTATGGACTTCTGCGTTAACTGCACGAGGCGCGTTAATCTACTTGAGTGGTAGTGGTAATCCTGCGGTTTGTGTTTTAGATTTTGGCGCAGATAAGACCAGCAATACTACGTTCACCGTACAATTCCCAGCAGTTACTAACACCTCAGCAATCATAAGGATTTCGTAATGGCTCTTGTACAAACAACACATGGCGAAATGGATGAGTCTCTTTTAGAAAAGAAAGAAGGCACATTCGAAGACGACAACGAGATAACCACATGGGTGGAATACTGGTTGGGTAGTGAACTTGTGCATCGTTCTGCACATGTAACTCTCAAGAAAAACGTGCTTACCGAAGGTATCACGCAAATGATTTCATAAAGGAAATATCATGGCAAACACACAAGCAATGTGCACTTCGTTCAAAGGCGAGTTGCTCACAGCTACCCACAATTTTGGCGCTTCCCCGACTCGTGCGGGTTCAACTGCTGATACTTTTAAAGCGGCGTTGTATTTGGCTTCTGCCACTATCAACGCTTCCACCACTGCATACTCTGCTACTAATGAAGTGACCGGCACTAACTACACTGCTGGCGGTGCAACAGTGACTAACGCAACGGCTCCAGCCACAAGCGGTACTACTGCTTACTGGACACCATCTGCTTCTATCACGTATACCAACGTGACTTTAAGCACTGCGTTTGACACTATGCTCATGTATAACTCTACCCAGAGTAACAAAGCAGTTGCGGTGTATACCTTCGGTTCACAGACCATTACCGCTGGTACATTCACTTTGACAATGCCAACCAACGACGCGACTACCGGTTTACTCCGTTTGGCTTAATAGCCAGTTAAGGTAAGACCGTGCTTGGCTTAGGCGCGATTTCGGGCCGACCGTTTGACGCGATTAGCCCAGACCGACTAGCTGCACTAACAGGAGTAAGTTCCACAAGTGCGGTGGGCACAGTCTCGCTTACAAATGCTTCGCAAGTTGCTGTTACAGGTGTATTTGCGACTGGTAATGTAGGTACGTTACTTGTCAATATCTCTGTACAAGATAGTGGAAATATTGCTACGGGTAATGTAGGCACGGTTGCATACACGCTTGCTTTACAAATTACGGGAGTAAGTTCCACAGGCGCGGTTGGCACGGTTGGGTTGTCCGCCGCTCCCGCGCTAACGGGTGTATTTGCTTCTGGACAACTTGGTACTATTATTTATCTACCCGCCCTTAATGGTAACGTAGCAACGGGTTCTGTAGGTTCTGTAATAGTAGGTGAAAGAACAGTTGTTCTTACTGGGGTGTCTTCTACAGCCGCAGTTGGTACGCTTGGGGTTGGCCCCCGTTCTTTTGGTTTAACAGGCAACACGGCTTCCGGTTCTATTGGGGCTTTCTATCTCACGCAGTTAACTGGTAACGCAGCTACTGGCGCAGTAGGAACTGTTGTTTACACCAAAGTCCAACCAATCACTGGGGTTTCGTCAACAACTGCGGTTGGGACCTTGAAAGCAAACCCACGATTAGCGATAATCCGTAACAGTGCGACAGGCCAAGTGGGTAGTGTTGGAGCGTTCTATTGGAGCCTCATTGATACAAATGAAACACCGGGGTGGACGGTCATTGACCAGCACACTTCATAAAGGAAATATATGGCATTAGTTCTAGCAGACCGTGTACAAGAAACGACTACCACGACTGGTACGGGCACTGTTACGCTTTTAGGTGCAGCAACAGGCTATCAATCCTTTGCGGCAGTGGGCGATACGAACACAACTTACTACTGTATCCAAGCTCAAACTACGAGCGATTGGGAAGTTGGAATTGGTACATATACATCGTCAGGGACAACCCTAAGCCGTGATACCGTATTGTCTTCTAGCGCTGGCGGCACTACTAAAGTTAACCTTGCGGCTGGCACTAAAAACGTATTTGTTACTTATCCAGCAGGGCGTTCGGTTTATGTAAACGGAACAACAATTACCCCAACAAATAGCGGTATTTTACCGACTTCAGCGGGCGGTACAGGCTCTTCCGCAACCGCTTACGCTAGTTTGACTGCTAACGTATCAGGCATATTACCCGGCGCTAACGGCGGTACAAACAACGGGTTTACCCAGTTTTCTGGCCCAACAACATCACTAAAGACATTCACCCTACCAGATGCTACGGCAACCATTTTAACTACCAACGCTCTTGTAACAGCAGCGCAGGGCGGTACAGGCAACGGGTTTACTCAATTTTCTGGTCCAACTACCTCAACTAAAACATTCACCCTACCAGATGCGAGTTCAACTATTGTTGTTCAAGGCGGTGCTTTAGGTACTCCGTCATCAGGAACATTGACAAACTGTACGTTTCCAACATTAAACCAAAATACAACTGGTTCTGCGGCTACGTTAACAACTGCCCGTGCAATTTACGGTAATAACTTTGATGGTTCTGCTGCCTTAGCTCAAGTCATTGCGTCTACCTATGGCGGTACAGGCAACGGGTTTACTAAATTTTCTGGGCCAGCTACAGCAGAAAAGACCTTTACATTACCTAACGCTACTGCAACGATTCTTACAGATAATGCCGCAGTAACTGTGGCTCAAGGTGGTACAGGTGCTACTTCTGCTACAGCTTACGCGGTTCAATGCGGCGGTACTACTTCTACTGGCGCACATCAATCTATTGCTGGTGTAGGAACGTCCGGTCAAGTACTGACATCTAATGGCGCAGGGGCGTTACCTACGTTTCAAAATGCCGCTGGCGCAACCATTACAGGAACAACAACTGCTGGTACATATTACATAGTAGGAACTACTTCAACTTCTGGGTCTCTATCCACTGCGTCTATCTCCAATACCAATGGTGTTTCGTACAACGCCAATACTGGCGCATTAACTGCGGTGTCTTTTTCAGCAAGTTCTGATGAGCGCACAAAGACAAACTGGCGGGATGTCAAACCAGACTTCATTGAAAATTTGGCGGAAGTTAAACACGGTGTATTTGACCGTATTGAAAACGGCAATACCGAGGTTGGTGTCTCAGCCCAGTCGCTGCTCAATGCGTTGGAACAAGCAGTTATTGCTGGTGAAGATGGCAAACTTTCTGTAAACTATGGTGGTGCGGCTTTGGTAGCTTGTATCCAGTTGTCCAAACGAGTGTTGGAGTTGGAAGCCAAACTCGACCAACTTTCAAAAGGTAATCAATGAGCAGTACCTATTCAACCAACCTAGCTTTAGAGCTTATCGGCACAGGCGACCAAGCTGGTAATTGGGGCGCAACAAACAACCTCAATATTGGCACACTGCTTGAGCAGGCTATTTCTGGGTATGTAACCCAAAACATGCCCGGTACTGATGTGACGCTCAGTATGTCTCAAGGGGCTTCCGCTACAGCCCGTAACATGTTTATTGAAATGACTGGCACAGGTGGGGCAAGCCTAATTGTTCCAGCTAACAAAAAACTATACTTTGTTTATAACAATACCTCAAACGCTACCACAGTAAAAGTTAGCGGGTTAACAGGGGTATCTGTCGCAGTTGGCACTAAAGTTATTTTGGTATGTAACGGCACAGATGTTGTCAACGCAACTTCTTACCTTACAACTACAGGCACCGTACCCGTTTCTAGCGGCGGCACAGGAGTTACTACCCTTACTGGTTTGGCTTACGGTAACGGAACGAGCGCGTTTACTGCGGCTACCGCAGCACAAACTGTGGCTGTGATTGGTTCTACCCCAGTACAGAGCGCAAATAATATTTCTAACACAGGTGGATGGAACGTAACCCCATCTGGTACAAAGTTATATTTCAACTATAACGGCACCAACGTCGCATCGTTGGATTCATCTGGTAACCTAATTACACTTGGCGCAATCAGTGCCGGTGGCACACCTTAAAGGAGTAAAACATGGCAGTTTCAATAAACGGAACGACCCTCACGTTCAATGATGCAACCACAATGACCACTGCGGCAACTGGCACAGTTACTTCAGTAGCAACAGGCAATGGGTTGTCTGGTGGAACTATTACAACAAGTGGAACATTAACTATTGCTGCGCCCACTTTTAATTCAGTAGGAAGTTGGTGTTTGGGCTTTGTAACTGTGACAACCACATCATCGTGGGCGGTCGGTGATGGGTTAGCCGCTGGTACAGGGAATAAACAAGTCTCATCAAATCAAATTACAGACTCTCCATGTGGACCAAACAACAATAAAGTAAATAATTTGAGCGGAACATGGCGGGTATATTCGTCTGCTTCAAGTACTCGCGCTGGAGATTATTACGGAGTTTTATTTTGTCGCGTTTCTTAAAAAAGGAAAATAAATGTTTACTCTTGAATATGCAAAAGACCCAGTTTGGAATGACGATACTGGGCAATCAATACTTCTTACAGTTAAGTGGGAAGAATTTAACGAAGAACATTCGTTTAGTGCTGACTCTTATGATTCAATGCCACATGGTGTAGATTTATACAATAGAGCAAAGGCTGGAGAATTTGGTGTTATTGCCGCTTATGTTCCACCGCCAGAGCCAGAACCACAACCAGTAACAACGGGTTCACAAACTTTATGACCTACGGAGTGTATCCAAACTCTACTCCTGAGTTCCGCACACTTCAAAAAGAAGACGGAACAACGGCTATGCAAGTTAGATATATCAACGCGTCTATGGGTTACACAGGTAAATGGCAAGATGTAAAAACGGAAAAAGAAAATGACAATACGCATAGAGCCGAAACATCAAGTCACTTATGATGGTGTAAATGTCTATGTTTATCATGCCAATAAAGGGCAAGGTTTACCAAAACATGAACACATTTACTCACATTTGACTATGTGCCATTCTGGAAGTTGTGTCATACGCAAAAAAGGAAAAGAATACATCTTTACAAAAGACACACAACCCGCCAATCTTGTTGCTAATGAATGGCATGAGATTGAGGCTTTGGAAGATGGAACTGTTTTTGTAAATGTGTTTGCTGAGGGTAAGTACTAAGGTGTGGACCCGTTCACTCTCCTCATGGCGGCCCAAACTGCGGTTGGTTTCATCAAGCAGGGGTGCGCTTTCCTGCATGAAGGCCGCATGGAACTTGAGGGCGCAAAGAAAACGGCAGAGCAGGTCATTGGAGATGTCAAGGCAATCAAAGGAATTTTTGATTGGTTCATTGGTCTATTTGTTAGTAAACCAACC